GTCACGTAATCCTACAAGCAACCATGACCCGCGTTCAATCATATTGTCTTTTCTTCGGTTGCTAAATTTTCCGGGAATGGTACACAATCTTTTTTTACCATCCATACAAAAAACTTCCAGCTTATTCCCACCCAATTTTGTCAAAACATATGCGTATATTTCCAATTCATCTGCCCTCAATCGCAATTTTTTATCATTCACGACATTATGTTTTCTTGCCTGATTTTTATGCTTTCCTCCTTTAACATTTTTTACCATTTACATTAATAGTCTTTAAATTTTTAAGTTGGTTTTATGTTTCATCTAAAATTGTAAATATCATAAAAATGTGAAACGACTAAATCCTCGAACTCCTTCCCTTTTTTACGTTTTTCAATGTCCGGAAGCATACCCAAGATAAATATTTTCAACATTTTCACTAACCATTTTTCAAAGTCTGGATTTTTATTTTCTCGAATCCAATCAAGAACCAAAGAGACATACATGGCGTTGACACGACATTCGTCCCAAAAAAATGCGTGTTTAATTAAAATACATACAATTTTATCTTTATTCATACCAAGAAAAGATTGTAGAATTCTTTCACATTCCGCTAAAAATTGGGCTTGAATATTCGGCGGGAATGAAATCACGGTTCGATAATCTTGAAGTATGTCCGTTATTTCTTCGGGACGAAGAACATGTGAAAGAGGTTTTCCATTGTTTAATATTTTATGTAAAAAAAATTGTTCAAAACAAGGAGAGCGTAAAACGATATGTTTGTTTTTATAAAAATCGTCCTTGTCTTGATAATATAAATGTTCCGAAGAATCAACAAAATCGTCCACATCCAAAGAGAGATTGAATCCTTTTAAATGGTCTCTAAAAAAGAAAAAATATTGAAAGAAAAGCCCGTGTTTTACGGGTATATCTTTGGTTGAATATTTTGGGGAATACATGTTTTTATCTACATACTAATTCATACATTTTTCGCTAAATAATACCGGTTTTTAAATGTTTTTTTGAACTCCGATTTTGCCGGGTCATTCGCAGACCATTTGAGAAAACTTGATTTAGGTGTGAAATCCGCATTCTTCCTGTCTTCGTAAATAAAATCGTCGATTTCTTGTAAAATAGCCTTGTCCTGTGGAAGATACGGTTTCCTTTTCTTAGGTTCGGTGGATGTTTTTGTTCGGAAATAATATCGCGCACTCTTGAACATCTTTTCCTCGACATCACCTTTGTAACCAAGGCTTTCCAATCGCCTTGTCTCTGCTTCTATTTTTTCGCTGTTATCAATGACCCATTCGTCCCATTTTTCTCTATACTCTTTGCGATCCAAATACTGATTGATTTTTGAGAATGAAAACAGCTCCTCGGCAAACGTCTCTTCGAAATTGAATCGGAATATCATTTTTAATGGCGATAAGTTTTGAAAATTGTTTTCAATTTTTATTTAAATTGAAAACAATATTAGATAATATTAGACAACAAAATGGAATTCATTACTATCAAAAAGAATAAAGTCGGTGAATACGTCCGTTCTTTAACGGAAATTGAGAAGCTTGCCATGGAAATTGCGAAAAAACATTTGGGTTCTTCGTTTGATATTAAAAAGAGTAACGGATTTACTAAGAACTCTTAGCAAAATAAGTTACTCCTACCGAATTGGTTATATTAAATGACGGGTCTGACGAGGACATTTTCAATAATGACGTAATTTTGTAAGCTTTTATTAAATCATTAGATACTTTATTTGGGCTAGGAGATAGGCTAGGAGATAGTATAGCAGGAGGTTGTGTACTCAATGAAATATTGTATTTTACGTTTTTATATTCTTCTCTAATAGCTTGTATGGCACGTTTTGTAATATTATTATCTTCTACTTCTTTAATAGGAGGACGAGTATGAAATAAGTTAATGTTTGTAGGGTTAAACGCACAAATATTTGTAGTTTCATTATAAGGACCCAAACGCTTGCCATCAATTTCTATATCATGTGTATTGTAATCCTTTATAAATGTATTAATATCGAAGTTCCCAGTAATATTTATATAGTAACATCTTTTTTTTACATTTTTACTATCTTCACGTACTTCTATATTGTCTGTAAATGCTCCAGCTTGTTCGGCTTTCATGAAAATATCTTCATCTATTAATAACAATCCCTTTGTTTCTTCAAATAATTCTTTCGTTGCGGTAAAAGCTAAACTATCTCCATTTTCTTGTTTTCCACCAGGAAATGTCCACTTACCGGGTGGATTCGCGTTTTTATCAAACGTGGTATCAAAAACATAAATAAAATAATCCTCAAAAGTAATCATAACAAATGCTCCATTAAGAGAAGTACTCTGTACAACCGGTATACTTGGTCTAACCTGTATAATTGGTCTACTCGGGACACTCTGGGCACTCGGGTCACCCGGGCCACCCGGGACACTTGGGACACTCAGTCCACTCGAGACACTTGCCTCTACCTTCTTTTCTTCAAAGTATTGTTGAAATTGTTTTCTGGTGGGAATCTTACCCCCTCTTAAAGTTTCTTTTACAGCATTAAAAAAGGCAATCGCCAGTTGCCCCCCAATGCTTTCTGTCTCACCACCACCCTTTTTCGTTTTATTAGCCAATTGTGTTTTAAAATTAGAATATTGTTGCGATGATTTTTTACCCATTTCTTTCACTGTACTTTGCGTGTCTCTCAACATTTGTTTGACTTGTGATTTCGCGTCGTCTCGCGATTCTTTGTTTGTAGCCAACTTTGCTTTTGCGGCAGATATTTCTAATTGATCATCCCATTTCGTGTCCATGATAGAAGCTCTGTTTGCCACGAGATATGTTTTTAAATCTTCCATGGATTTTGTTATTTTTGGCATATTTTCTACTATTTTTACTTGTAACTCAACTTCTCCACCTTGATCGCCACCTTGATCACCACCTTGATCACCTTGAACTTCTTCAATGTCTTTTTTTAATTTACTACTTAAATCATAAAGATGTAAAAGAATAGAAAGTCTTTTTTCTTCTGGTGGAAGATGTCCTGGTTTTCTATTTAATATATCATATAATTCCGATTCAGCTGTAACCTGTCGTTTTTTCGTCGCCTGATCATACACTTTAGATTCATATTCGTTGCGTTTTGTATCAATTAAATTTTTTAACGTTTTTGGTCCAGTTGGTTCGGATGTCTGTTTACCTGGAATTTTATAGAGAGGTTTTTCCGATGATTCCGAAGGTTTTGAACTAGAAAAAAAACTCCATGGACTCGAACTCGAACTCGAACTCGAACTCGAACTCGAACTCGGCCCGGAGATCTTTTCTTGTTGTTTTTTGTATTCTTCAAACTGCGGTTCATCTGGGATATTTAATTTTGAGATTATATTGACTAATACATCGACAAATTCATTGATATTTTTTTTATAAAAATGAAATTTTTCGACAAGTTTTTTATTTTGAGCATCAGTTTCGTCTTGTGAATTTTGTATCGCAGAATTAAAATTATCGTTAAATACACCCATTACACCAGTTGCCATATCCATATAAATGGTTGGAGCAATCAAAGCTTCCGAAATCATATTCCCTAAAGTATCGACCGCGCCATCAATGCTACTAAGTTGAAATTTGTTACGGAGTGAAATAAAACCTTGATTATTGTTTAATTCAACAACAAATTCATTTAATTTATTAATTATTTTGTCAGCCCAAGGACCATATTTTTCATATATAATTTCAAAATTGGCATTATCTGTATCTATCATAGAACCCCCTGATTGTTTTGTATTTTCGAGCTCTTTGATGCGTTTTTTATTTGGTTTAGATAGGGCGATCATTGCCTTGATTCGATAATCCTCCATTTTTTCAACATCGTTATTTTTCTCCATTTCTTTCATGATCAACTCCAAAATACGTCTTTCTCCTCGATTAATTAATTCTTCGGGATCTTCTTTTTGATTTCGTTTCTCTTTTTCTTTCAACATTTTCTCCAATGATTTATAATAACCTCCTTTATGGGGAGTAACTTGTGTGAAAATTTTTTCTCCATAATTATTTTTATTAGCATCATTTATTTTTTTTCGCAGAGCATCATCTCTTTCTTTCGTCCTTTTCGGTTCGTAATGGTCCATTTTAAATTCTTCATCTGTGCCATTTGCGTATTGAAAACTAGTCCCATAAACATGTTTCATTATTTTAGCCATGACAATGACAAAAATATTCATATTGCTCGAGTAAAGAGTATGTAACATGCGAAAAAGATTTTCTGTACTGGAATCAAACTCACCGGGATTTTCATAATCCACTATATTTTTCAAAAAGGAAGAAATGGCTCCTTTAATACCCATTCCCTGAATTGTCCCCTCTCCGGGTTCAACTACTGTTGTAGTGGCACCATTAATTATTACCTTTCCACCTTTTTGTTTGGTTCGAATAAGTTTTTTAAGTTTTATTAAAAAGGAGGCACTCTTTTTTTCATGAGGGAGGGTTTTCATTAATTTTCCAAACGTGATTAATGTTTCACAGTCAGATTTCTGTAGGGAACGATAAAATTTGTTGACACTAGTCTTAAACTCCGAAGAAAATGTTATTTTATCCAAATCTTGTGGCATCATTTTTTTCGTAAAATTTAAATGAAATTGTTTCGCCATATTCATCAATTCGTCATGTTTATTCAACATATTTTGAAAAGAGATGTAAACATATTTTTTCATTTCATCGTCTGATTCTAAAATATCATTAATAACATCTACTGCGAGTAATTCATGACATTTAAGGTATTTGCTCATTTATTATAAATTCATATTTTTAAAATCTTTAAATGACATATTTAATTTTTTATTCGTCACGCTTTTTTTAACTTTCTGTAAAAAAGAAAAGTTGGCTATTTTTCCCAAATACATGTATCTGTTTGCGCACTCTTTCACATCAATTTTCAGTCGACCCTTTTGATTTTTGGCTTGCGACTTGTCTATAATGTAAACGTTTTTACACTTAAAATGAATGACATATTTTCTTCCAACGGTATCTAAAAACCGATATGGTATAACTTTATCAGAATAATATACAAATGAATCGTTTGTAGAATCATAAAACATTAAAACATTTCCATTCGGTGTATTTTCCATCAAAATATTATATTTAAGGTCGGTTGTTCCGGAACTCTCCGCCAACTCAAACTCTTTTTTATATTTATCTTCGTATTTTTCTACAACGACTGGAATTGTTACTTCTATTTTCGGCGGTGGCGAAAACCATTTTTTAACATAATTATACCCTCGATATGAATAATAACGCATAGATTGTCTAAAAAGTTCGATTTCCAACGAAAATTTATTAAAAATCTGGATAATAACAACCAACGCAATTAATATATCATACATTTTTTAGATTAGTATTTAAATTTTAAATACTTTGTGTTTATATATGTCGTGTATAATATTTATATTATCAATTAAATATTATACTACATATAAGAATATGAAATGTCAGATTACCGAGGAATTCAATTTGTAGCTGGAAACTCATCCATTACTCCTGAAAAATTACAGGCGGCAATTGCCTCACCCAAGCTAAAAGAGTGGTGTGACGCTCAAGTTGACGCGGGTGTGGTTCACACAGAAAAAGTAACGGTTAACGACATTAAATTTTTCGGTCCGGTTGCCCCCGAGCGAGTTGGTTTTGTTGCCCTAGAAGGCACCGCAACTGAAATTGAAACCGGCGATAAAGTCATGGCGTCTTACGTTTTTGTTCGCGGGGGATCAGTTGCCGTCTTTGTTCATGTCTCTGTTGTAAGTAACAGACGCGTTGACCATTATGGTGTGTTTACAGAGCAAATTCGCTATCCGTTTGGTCAAAAACTGCGCGAAATTTGTGCCGGGTGCGTTGACACTGAAACAAAAAACGTCATGGGAGTTGCCTTGACCGAACTAAAAGAAGAGCTTGGTATTATCGTTAATGTGGAGGATTTAACTCCTCTTGGAAATATCATTCCTTCCGGGGGCGGGACATACGAAGCCATCGACCTCTTTTATCTCTCTGTTTCTCTTACAGAAGAAGAAGTCGGTGATAAAATCTCAAGATCATTCGGAGATGGAGTCGGTGAAAAGATCAGGCTCATTTTCACTCCTTACGAAGAAATGGACTCCTTTTTGGACGATATCGGTGACGTAAAAGCGGAATGCGCCTGGAGAAGAATCCAACACAGAGGATTATAAATTCATAATATATGGCAGGAATATTACCCGTTGCTATTCATAAAAAACAACTCTACTTTCTTTTTGGAAGAGAAAACCAATATAATGACACTCCTGGGTGGAGTGATTTCGGAGGAGGCATAGAACCAGGAGAAACGATTTTTGAAACGAATTTGCGAGAAATAGAGGAAGAAACGTGCGGGTTTATATCGAGACAAGAGATCATCGAATCTATTCATAAATACGGTTCCATGACTTTTACCATGTCTCCCAATGGAAAAAAATACATAACCACAATTGTAAAAATACCTTACGACGAAAAATTACCCGAATACTTTAATAAAAGTCGAGCAACCATTGAAAAATATATACCAAAAATAACAAAAACAAGTGTTATTTTTGAAAAAGATAAAATGAAATGGTTTACTTTAGATGAAATGAAACCATATCTTTTTCGTCGTTTTTATCAGATAATGATTCAAAAACTTATTCATAATCACAAAGACATTGAAAGATTCGCTAAACAATAAGACGCGATTTGATTGTTTCTGCTGTGAGAATTTTCTCTTTGCTAAGTACTTTGGCAAGATAAATAATGGTTTCTTTATGGACTTGTAACATGGCCAGTGAATACCGATACGCTTCATTGATCAAAGCGTAAATTTCATTGTCTATTGCCTCCTTGTATTTTTCGCTCGTTTGTGGATAAATAATACTGCTTCCCATACCATAATAAGTAATCATTTTCGATGCCAATTTTAACGCCTCTTCAAAATCATTGATTGCTCCCGTGGTCGTGGATAAATTATAAACTATTTCTTCGGAAATTCTTCCGGCCAGTAAAATCATCAAATGTTCAAAGAGAGCTTCTCGTGTATATATAGCATCACTATTTCCTTCAAACAAAGTATAACCAGGACTCTTTGGCGAAGAAAGATTGATGATGACCTTGGTCATTTTGGCATGATGTTTACAAAGAAGTCCAACAATTGCGTGCCCCATCTCATGAACACTAATACGATTCAACATTTCATCTGTGAATTGATGATCTAGTGGTTGCCATCCCGCCACTATTTTATTAAACACTTCTTCTAAATCGGGTTGTGTAAAAAAGTTTCGCTGATTCCGAAGAGCACACAACATGGCTTCGTTTAATAAATTTTCTATTTGTGCCCCCGATAATCCCATTGTCAAATCAACCAAGTTCTCGACAATAATATTGTTTGGTTTTCCTTGAATATGAATACGTATAATACTTTCTCTCGTCTTCGCATCCGGAAGACCAATATAAATTTGTTTATCAATTCTCCCTGGTCGCAAAAGAGCTTGATCGAGCAAATCTATTCTGTTTGTGGCTCCAATGACAAAAATACCACTGTTGGGCTTGAACCCGTCTAGAGAAACAAGGAGTTCGTTCAACGTACTGTCTCTTTCAT